GACGTACCACGGGCTGGCGGGCACATCCTCGGGTTTGTCGTAGGCGCGATACGCCCCGTCCTGGCCGCCGTCGATGAAACCCTGATCGGTGAACGACCACCGCCGCGAGAACTCGATGCAGCAGGCCGGGCAGGTCTCCTCGGCGTTGTAGACGGCCGACTTACCGCCCAGCAGTACGCCGCGCTTCCCGCCCTCGATCACCACCGATTTGCCGGGTGCGCCCATCTCATCCTCCCGACCCGGAGCCGGATGTCTCGCAGGCTTCCTGGTCGACCATCTCGTTGATCCAGCCGAGCACGAGTTGTTCCCCACCGGAACCGTCGTCCTCGTAATGCGCATAGCCGAATGTTGCGGCAATCATCTGCCCGATGGACGGCCGCTTCCATTTGTGGGGCGACGCGGTCGGGTCCACGCCACTCTCCAGCGATTCCCCGGTCTCCACGTCATAGACCTCATAGGTCCAGGATGCCGGGTACGACTCGTCGCCCTGTGTGCCGCCGGACTGGCTCAGGTTCACGGGGAAGACGTGCAGCGGGGTCGGTTTGCCCAGCCGCACCACGGCCCACTGGGAGCCCGTCCCGCCCGCGCGCCATAGGATCGAGGCCGAACCCCGCCGCTTCGCGGTCAGGCTGGCCGTGCTGCCTTCGGTGACCTCCGCAAAGCGGGGCTCTTCCGACTCGTCGGCCACGTCGATGTGGACGGCCGACATTCCTGCGATGAGTGCCCGGCCGACCTTGCCAGCCGCGATGGGCTCGGCCAGGATGACGAATCGCCCCTTGTGGTCGTCCTCGACCGGCGTGACGCCCGCCAACACGATCCGGTTGCGGAACTCGCGCTCGTTGTCCTCCGGGGAGATGACGATGTCGTCGATCCCCAGAACCGCGAACTGCTCCTGCGTGCTCCCGGAATCGTTCCTGACCAGTATCACACCCGTGCGGGTGTCATGCTGCTTGTACTGGCCTTCGATGCCCAGCGTGCGGTTGCGATAGTCGGCCGCCGCATCGATGAAGGCGTTGTAGGCGGACGCCGGAATGCGAAGCGCCTGTCCGCGCTGCACCTTTTTGAGATCGTCGCCAGGCATGGGTCCTCCTCAGATGTCGAGATCGCCGAAGTTCCCGTCGGGATAAACCTTCTCGATGTAGACGGCCACGGGCTTCTTGATGATCTGGTTAAGATCGTTGTCCACGTCCGGCGCGTACTGGACCCACATGTACTCCCAGCCCTTCTTGGAGATGCCGCCGATCTCGCCCACGGTGATTCCGGTTCTGTTCGGCTGGGCCGCGAACTTGTAGGTGATCTCCCAGTCGTCCTCCGCGTCGTCGCCGCGCCGGGAGCCAGACGCGCCCAGAAAGAGGACTTCCCCCGCCGCAAAGCCTTTGAAACTGCTCGAGTTCACGGTGCCGGTTACGCGGAAGAGCGCCAAGCGATAGCTGAGCGAGACCGAGGCGGCCGACTTGTAGTGCGTCTCCGAGAAATTGTAGACGGGGATGGCGATGTCCACGCCTTCGATGTTCTCGCCGTCGAACCCGATGGCACCGCCCAGCTTGTCGGTCGCCGCCGGGCCGTGGCGGCTGATCGTCTGGAGGCTCTGCGTGATGTGCTGGGTGCCGCCGCCCGTGTCGAACGAGAAGACCGGTTCCGGCTCCTCGCCGGGCTCGAATTCCATCGACTCGAAGCGGGCCACGACCCGCCAGGAATCCCCGTTGACCCGCTCGGTGATCTCGATGCTCTTGCGAGGCATCCCGCCATAGGATGCAGGAATCGAGGACTGCGCCGAGGACTTGACCTCCGCCTCGTCGGTCGCCCCGCGAACGATGTACGGGATCTCCGCCGAGTTCTTGCCGCTGGTGTAGGACTCCGTGCGCCCCTCGAAGAGTTCGGTGACTGTTGCCATGATGCGCTCCTAATCGAAAACGAGTCCCGCGCCCTGGTCGATCTTCTGGGCGATCTTGCGGGTGTTCTTGGCCGTCTCTTCGCTGGCCCGGGCGGTCCGTTCCTCGGCCGCCGTGGGTCCCACGCCCATCCGGTCGGTCGCCTCGGCCGAGAACGTGCCAACCACGTCCACCTTGGCCGCCTCGGCCTGAACGAGGTCGCCGATGTCGCCGAGACCGGCCAGGGAGTCTCGTGCCTTCTGGGTGAGGTCGTCCGGGCCCTCCATCGCGCCCGCTTCCTTCTCCTGGCGTTTCTTCTTGGCCGTGTTGATGGCCTCGCGCCATTCCTGTCGCGCTTTGGCCAGATCGGCCTCGTTCTCGGCCATGCGCTCGGCATACTCGGCGTCGAGTTCGGCGTGCTTGTCCAGGTTCTCCTGTCCGATCCCGGCCAACGTCGCCTCATGCAGTTCGCTTGCGCGCTGCCGTTCGGCCTCCCGCGCGGCGGCCCGGCGCTTCTGCTCGTCCTCGATACTGGAGATCGCGGCCTGCTTCTGGTCCTCGACCATCTGGTTTTCCGTCTGGAGGTCGACCGAGTCGTCGAACAGGCTCCTGATCCAGTTCCAGGCTTTCTGGGCCCCGGCCTTGATGTTCTGCCAGGTCTTGGCGAAGAACCCCGTGAACCCCTCCCAGAGGCTGGCGAAGAAGTCGACGGTCGCCATCCAGCCGACCTCGAGCGCGTGCCAGACCGTCTCGACGAGGGCCAGCAGGCCGTGCCAAGCGTCGTAGCCGGTCTTGATGAAGAAGTTGCGGAAGTTGAGCCACACCTTCTCGATGAAGTTGACGCCGCGCGTCCACTCCATCTTGAGCATCAGCCACAGAATCTTCGCCGCCAGGGATATGTCGCCCGCCGCCAGCGCGTCGGCAATGCCCCCGAAGGTCGATAGCGCGTCCTCCTTCAGCACCTTGAACCTGTCGCCCAGCCAGGCCAGCGCCTTGGCTCCCGCCCCCGTCACGTAGAGAAGCGCCGCACCGAGCGCGACCACGGCCGCGATGACCAGCCCGACCGGCGAGGCCAGAAACACGATGACCGCCGCCAGAGCTTTCAGCACGACCATGACAGCCGTGACGATTGTGGCCAAAACGCCGAACGCCGTTCCCAGCCCGGAGATGATCGTGCCCAGTACGGTCAACGCGATCCCCACGCCCACGACGATGGCGGCGACCTTGAGCGCGCTGACGATGAATCCCTGGTTTTCCCTTACCCACTCGGTGACCGTCTTCGCCACTCGGACGATTCGCTCCGACAGGTCTTTGAGCGTCGGGGCCAAGGCTGCGCCGACGGCAAAGGCCGACATCTTCAGAACCTTCCACAGGTCGGCAAGCGCGTCTCCGAACACATCGGCCGCCGCAGCGTCCTCGGTGCTCATGATGAGTCCGAGATCGCGGGCGTGCTTCTCGTAGGCGTCCAAGGCAGCCGCGCCCCCTTCGAGCATCGGGAGCAGTTCCGTGCCCGAGCGGCCGAAGATCGTCATGGCGAGGGCGGCCTTGCGGCTGGGGTCCTCGATCCGGTCCAGGCGGTCGGCCAGCAGGCGGAACTGCGCTTCTGGCGAGAGGCCTTCCAGGTCCTGTATCGTCAGTCCCAGTTCCGCCAGCGCGTCGGTTGCCGTGCTCAGGTTGCGACCGGCGTCGTAGAGGGTTCGCTGCATCCGCCGGATGCCGTTCTCGAACGCCTCCACGCCTGCACCGGACTGCTCAGCGGCATAGCTCAAGGCGCTCAGGGCCTCGACAGAGACGCCCGTGCGCTTGGCCATGTCCCACATCCGGCTGCCCATGTCAGCGAACGTCTTGGCCGCCGCCCCCAGGGGTGCCAGGATCGCGGAACCGAGGGCGATGGCCTTCAGGCCAAGATTGCGGATCGAGTCGCCGAACGCCTTCAGCTTCTGTTCGGCCTGGCGCAGTCCGCGCACGAGCTTGCTGTCGTCGGCGAACAGCTCGACGAAAGCGCGTCCGGCTCTGATTCCCTGCGCGGTTGCCATCGTTCCTCCTCACAACAGTCCGTTCCGGTCCACCAGGATCGCCAGCGCGATCAGGGCCGCCACAATCACAAGCAACCCGATGGCGAACGCGGTTGCCACGGTCGTCAGTCCTTTCCGTCGTCCGGTAGCGCGTACCAGCCCTCCGGCAAGTCCATCCGGCCCTCGACGGCCTGGCCATCGGCGTCCCTGACCCAGACCTTGGCGTCTTTGACCGTCTCGCGCAGGCGCACCGGCGTGCCGTGCGGCACATAGACCGTGCGCACGCATCCAGTCACGAGCACGAAGGGCAGAAGGAACGGGATCAGTCGCCTCAGGAACCTCATGGCTTCCCCCAATGCTTGCGAATCCTGTCGCGCAGCCGGTCCCGCGTCTGCCGGTCGGGATCGGCGCTCTCCGCCGTAGGCCGCGATTGTCTCGCGATCCACGGCAAGAGCGCCTGGATCAGAGCGGTCAGAATGGCGACGAGCCATTTCACCCCGCCGCCTCTGCAGTCGCGTTCGCGTCAAGGCTGCCGGACGCCTCCAGTTCCGCATGGATGATCTGGATGCCCTCGCGCAGTTCCTGCTTCGTCTTGGCGTCGGCGGGTGTGCCCCGCGCCTCCTCGTAGACCTTCAGCACGTAGTTCAGCGCCGCGTCCAGGCGACCCATCGCCTTGTTCGGCGTGTCGTCGGGAATCTCCTTCTCGGCCCACTTCACGGCCGCGATGATCGTTCCCTCGAATGCCTGCCAGGCGGGCTTCGCCGCATACAGCCGGTTGAGCAGCCAGAGCAGGCCACCCGCCATCAGCGCGATCACGGCGGGGCTGTTCACCACATCCCACGCCACTTGCAGAAACGCAGTCCAGTTCATGTCCTCATCCTTTCCGGCCCGTGAGGGCCTCTTTCAGCATTGCCAACGATTCGCTGTCCACGATCACCCGCTCCCGCCGGTCCTGGCGGGCATACGGGTCGAAGTCCGCCGGTTTGAATGGTCTCGTCCGCTTCGGGTCGCGATTGCCGTTGGCGATCAGTGCGCAGACCAGCGACGTATGCGCCCACCGCTCGCGCCCCAGGCCCTCGGCCATCCAGAGAAGCTGCCGCAGCGTCAGGGGGCATGGGTCGACGCCGACGCTCCCGGCGATGCGCCAGATGTCTCCCCATGGGTCATGGCCCCCCGGATCGTCGCGTCGATGTCGAGCGCGTCGATCCGCGTCTCCACCGCCGCCACGGCCGCCTCGATCAGGGCCATCTGCTTGGCGACCGCCTTGGCCCGGTCGTTGCGGCCGCGCGACCGGAAAAAAGCGACCAGTTCCTCGTAGAACGCCTTCTGCGCCGCGAGCAGCGTCTGGCCGTCGAAGCCGGAGCGCACGTCCTCGTCGGTGACCTTGTGCGCCTCGAACTGCCCTTCGAGCATGGCGCAGAGCACCTCGCCCAGGAGCATCTCGTCGGTCCCGAGCCGCGTCAGCAGCGGCGGGTCGCCCGCCTCGGGCTGAAGCAGGTCGATGTCGAGCTTGGCTTTGACCTTCATCGCCGTGCCGAGTGTCAGCGCGAGCGTCCAGGTCCGTCCGGCGGCATCCGTGAATGTCTTCATGGCGGTCAGCTCCCAATCCAGCTGCGGAAAACCGCGAGTTTCGCCGTGACGCTCACCGTGATGGCTTCCTCCAGCGCCTCGTTCCGGCTGAAGGAGGTGATGGCGAAGTCGGCGTCCGGACCCTGGCCGCCCGTCTTGTCCAGAATCTTCAGCGCGATCATGCCCGCCGTGAGAAAGGCGTTCTTGATGGCCGTGAAACCGGCGTCGGTCGGGTCCCACACCATCTCAAACTCGGCGGTGCATTCGCGCAACGTCGGCGCGGTCGCCCGCCAGCCCAGGTTGGCGCGTGTGGTGACATCGGCCTCGCCCGCCTCGAGGGTGAGCGTCACGTCCTTCACGTTGCCCATTTCGGTGGTTGCCGTTGCCCCCGCTGCGCCGTAGTACAGCTTGGCGTTCATGCCCAATACGAATTCAGTCGCCATGTCTCGGTCTCCTTATCTCACGCTGTCCCGCCACATCGCGGGCAGCTTCGGTTGTTCCTTCTCGAACGCCGGTCCCATGTAGGGCCGCGCCGCGTATGCCGCCCGCCCGCTTTTGCCCCGGCGCACGAGCGTGGTCTGCCCGCCGTACTCCAGGAGCGACGGCGCTTCGCCGCGCCCTCGCCGGTCCAGGCGCGTCGGCCCGATCACCACGCTCTCGCGCTGCGGGTCGTAGCCGAAGAAGATGAACTTCTTCAGCAGCCCCGTATGCGAACTCGGCGGCGATCCGGGCGGCGCGGGCTTTCGACGGTTTCGGATGCTGCCCTTGGCCGTGCGCCGCACGAACGCGCCGAACTTCGACAGGACCTTGCGTGTGGCGGGGTCCACCCGCGAAATCACGGCCTGGCGGTCGAAGAAGAGCTGCTTGATCTCGAAGCCGATGTTCATCCGACGCTCCTGTAGGTCACGGTCAGCACGCTGGTGAACGCCCGCTGCTCGGCCAGGTGCTCCGGCGCATAGACCGGGTCGTTCTGCGTCCGCACCCACGCCGCGTTCGGCGCGGCGGCCAGCGGACGCCGCCGCAGGTATCCCGCGATGGCGTCCATCAGGCCGCAGAGCGTTGCCACTTCGGTGTCCAGGTCCTTGCCGAGCTTCTTCTGCACCCCGATGTCGATCCGGCAGTCGAACTGGCCGACCGACCGCGTGGAACCGCTGATCTCGACCGCTTTGGGCACCACCGAGACCTTCAACTCCGCCAGGTCAGAGAGTTCGAACTCCGGCAACACCCGCCGCACAGCGGTGAAGGCCGGGTCGAACGTCCCCGCCGGGGCGGCGTTGAGTTCGGCGGCGACGGCGTCCGCGATGTCGATGATCAGCGCCATCGGTCACTCCAATTCCGCCAGCAGGGTGTCCGAGGCGCTGCGGGCTTGCGTGAGGCCGTCGGCGCGGCGCGTGAGTTGCTGCTGCATCTGGCCGACCACCGAGGCGACGGTCTGGGCGTCACCGGCTTCCAGCTTGCCCAGCGTCTCCTGCATCTGGGCCTTCTGCCGGTCCAGCATGGTCAACTGCACCGCCAGCCGATCCTTGAACTGGGCGACCACGTCGGCCTTGGCCCCGGCGTCGTTGGCCGTGAGCTTGTCCCGCACCTGCGTGACCTGATCGATCTCGGCCTGCTGCTTGTCTCGCAGGGCCTTCACATGCTCCTTCGACAGGAGCCGCCCGGCGGCATCCTTCACCGCCTTCACCGGCCCGTTGCCGTCGTCCACCGTCACGATCTTTGACTCGTTCTTACCGCTCATGTCCGCATCCTTTCCTTGTTACGTTGTGGTCACCTGCAAACGGCTGCTGCCGTCGAAACTCAACTGGTCGGTCTTGGCCCGGATCTGTTCCAACTCGGAACGGATCGTGCCGAGCAGATCGGCCGCCGACTGGCCGTACATCCAGTTCCAGAGGTAGTTCGAGATGTTGTAGGCTTGACCCTGGATGTCCGTGAGCGGACCCCAGTTCATCCCGGACAGGTAGTAGAGGCTGCCCCAAGCCGCATCCCGAATATCGGTGATAGGCCCCCAGTTCATGCCGGACAGATAATCCCGCATGTTCCAGGTTGTGTCCCGGATGTCCGTGAGCGGACCCATGTACATTCCCGACAGGTAATCGCGCACGTCCGTGATGGGACCCGGATACATGCCGGACAGGTAGTCGCGAATGTTCCAGGTCGTGTCTCGGATGTCGGTCAGCGGGCCCCAGTTCATGCCGGAGAGGTAGTACATGCTGCTCCACGACGCGTCGCGGATTTCGATAAGCGGTCCCCACGACATCCCCGACATGTAGTCGCGGATGTTCATGAGAGAGTACGCCATGTCCGTGATCGGGCTTGGGAACCAGTAGCTCGTCAGGCAATCGCGGATCGTGTAGAGGCTGGAGGCCGCGTCCGTGACCGGACCCCACATCATGCCGGAGAGGTAGTCGCGGACGTTCCACGTCGTGTAGCGCAGATCGTCCAGCAGGCTCCACGTCGAGCCCGACATGCAATCGGCCATGTAGCCCAGCCGATCCTGGACGTCCGTGAGCGTCTTGCCGCCGGAGCCGGTCAGGCCCTGAATGACGGCGTCCACGTCCGCCTGAACGAGGTCGGCGTTCACCGTCGAGAAGATGGTTGCTCCGTAGGGCATTACCAGGTCCCTCCGATGACCGTCACCACGTCGCCGGGCGTGCCCTTGATGACGATTTCATTGAGATTCACGCTCCAGAAGTCGTGCCATTCGCCCGCTACCCACGGCACGTCCGACCCGTCGTCGCCCCGGAAGAAGACCGTCGCGCCATTGGTCGGCAGACAGGAAAGCGTCACCGACGCCACCAGCTTGCGGTCCGACAGGGGCCGGTAGTCGGCCGTCACCTCGATCCGTCTCATGATCACATTGTTCATCCGCAGTTCTCCTTCATCTGACGGCCCAGGCCGTCAGCACCGACGCGAACGCCGTCACCGCCGAGCCGACGATCAGCCACACGAGCCGCGACTGGCGCTTCGCGTCCTGTTCCAGACGGTCCAGCCGCATCGCAATGCCGGGTTTGCCGTTGCCCCGGATCGCCTCGTCAAGCCGGTCGAGCTTGACGCGGATTTCCGCGAACTCGCGCTCGCACGCGACTCGGAACTCGCTGCTGATCGTCATCTCGCTCACGTATTGGCTCCCACGTCCTTGGTGTGGATGCGGCAGGTTTGCCGGTACGGATCGCTCCAGCGCCAGCATCCTTCACCGCCCAAATTCATGACCTCGTATCGCCGCCCGTTGGCCGCGATCACATCGCCCGGTTCCGGGTCGAACCCCAACTCGTCGGCCAGGATCAGGAAGTCCCATGCCTGGGCATCGAGCGTCAGTCCCGACTCGTCGGCGACCTCGAACCGGGTTCTCCCGTAGGTCGCGTGGACGCTCTTCGCGTCCGGCGGCCTGCGGTACTCGACCGGGCTGGAGCAGTGCGTTGTGCGCATCTGCTCCAGCCACTGCGATCCCTGTTGGAGGAGGTCGGCCACGGTCGGTCTCGCTACTGGCTCAGGCGCACCCGCACGAGGGCGTCGTCGTCGGCAGCCGCCTTCACGGTCTTGCCGATCTCCTTGTTCGCGCCCGCCTCGCTGTCGGCCTTGGCGACCTGTTCGGCCACGTCCCAGTAGACGCGGGTTCCGACCGCGATGGCCGTGCCCGCGCCGGTCGCCTTCGGGAAGTCGAAGAGGCCGGTCACAGCCAGCGCCCCGAGTTTCCCGGTCTGGATGTCGAGTTTGGCGACTCCCACGAGTTCGCCCTGCACGACCACGTCGCCCGCACTCACGTTTGCGCCGGGGGTGTAATCCACCGCGTCGCCCGTCTGGATGTACTTCACGCTCATGTCATGTCTCCTTGCGGTTTACGCCTCGCCCTTGAACTTGGTCATTCCCCGATAGTCCTGCTCGCGGATGCCAAGATCGAAGATGACCCGGAACTTGATGCCCAGGTTGTCGAAGTCGGATTCCCCTTCTTCCACCTTGGGGACTCGTTGCCCTTTCAAGTAGCCGATCTCGAACGTATCCACGACCGCCGGGTCGGCGAACAAGTACCACGCCTTGGCCGAGGACCCGGGGTAGTTGGCGTTCGAGAGGTACGGACTCGTCACGACCTCGATGTCCTCGTCCGCGAGGGCGTTGTAGGTCGGGATGCGGGCCTTGTTTGAACTGCCGGTGGCGAAGAACGTCACGGAGTTCAGCAGTTCCCGCGCCGTCATCTTCAGCGCCGTCGGCACCAGCAGGAATCGCGGACTGATGCTGATCGGCTGGCCGTCGGCGTCGGTCTGGTCCAGGAACATCTGGATCGCCATCGCGAGCGAGTCGCCGGAGAGCGCGGTGTCCGCGCCGTCCCGCCAGTTCCTGTGGTCGGCGTGGAACAGCGTCTTGCCGTCACCCTGCACTGGGTTGGAGAGCAGACGCGTAAAGAAGAGCTGGTCGATCTTCCGCGCGGCCCGCGCACCCATGCCTTCCGGCACCTTGAGGAACGCGCCCAGGTCGTCGTTATAGATTATCTGCCGCGTGAGGCTGAAGACCTTCGCAAACGTATCGAGCTGATTGGTCGCGCGCTCTTCGGTGAGTCCGCCGTGCTTGAGTTCGCCGTCCGGGGCCACAGGCTCCAGATCGCCCACGTCGGTCAGGCGGTAGCGCTCCGACTCCTTGAAGTCGTTGAGTTCGCCCTCGGAGCAGATGCGGGTCGCCACGATGGGCTGGGCCTCGAAGGCCCGCAGCAGCTTCTTGTTGGCGACGTTGTTCAGGATGCCCTTCAACGACACGGTCGAGAACGCGGCCCGGATCGTGTCGTTTCCGAACGTGCGCGGGACTGACTTGCCCTCCAACTGGGCACATTCGTTCATCAGCGTCTGGATGCTGATCTCGCGGTTGGCGTAGGCGTTCTCGACGATCTGCTCGCCGTACTCCTTCACGAGCGTCTCCTCGGGAATGCGCGCCCGCAGGCAGAGCGACGCCTCAAGCGACCGCGCCGTGAAGGCCGCCCCTTTGTCGGAGCGCGCCACGATGTGGACGTCGGCCTGGGGCCGGTTTTCCCGCATCGCCTTCAAAACCCTGTCGGCTGTATCGGCTACGGTCCAGCCCAGCCGGATCGCGTCCTGCTCGATGCGCGGAAACTCCCCATTGCAGACCGTCTGGATGGCGGCAACGCGCTCGCGCTCCGTGCGGACGGCGGCTTGAGCCTCCTCGCGCGCCTGGATGACCGCCTCGGCCGCCGTCGGCTTCGCCTCGAGCGGCTTGCCCGGTTCGCCGTCCGGCTTCCCGGCCGGGTTCGTTTCCGCCTCGTACATCGCTTTGAGATTCGCGGTCTGATCGTCCGTCAGGTCCGCGAACACAAAGCCCTTCGCCTCAACCCACTTCTCGAAGTCCATCGTCATGACCTCCATGTTGCTGTTGCCTTCGATGACCGGAGTTCGCCCGGCCTCCACTTTCGCCGTCGTCGCGTCATCCGCGCCGAGCGCCACGAAACTCACTTCTCCCAATTTCGCCTGGCGGACCATGTAGACCGGCCCGGCGAACTCCTTACCGTTCGCGGTCGCCGACTTGCCTTCCGGCACGAAGACGACCTTTTTGACGGCCGCACCCAGGCTTGCCTGCCAGGGAAAGCCGTTGTCGGACGCGCCCACCACTTCCTGCGCCGCGCTGCCTACGCCGGAGATGACCCCGGCCACCGTGAGCGCGCCGCCATCCACGCCGACCGCGTCGGTGTGTCCGACGATCCGCGCGGTGTCGTGATCCATGAGGATCGGCCGCGACTTCTTGCCGACGGCCAGTCCAGCTATGTCCACGACCACCGGGTACGGCCAGCCAGCCAGCGTCATCGCGCCGCCGGTGTAGGCGGTCATGGTGAAACGCCGCAGCGTCTTGCCGTCGGCGGCCGTCGCGGCCTGAACGGTCACGCCACCGGGTTCCGCGCGGATGTAGAACCCGCCAGGCACTGTCTTTCGCGTCCTATTCATCGTCTGTCGTCTCCTCCGTCGGTTTGCGGGGCGCGGATGGACTCGTGTCCGCCTCGCTAAGTCCCAGTTCCTTCATGAGCGTCTTCTCCTTGGCGCGCTGCCGGAGTTCGGATTCCCAGTCGAGGCCCTGCTTCGCGTACTCGTGCGCGAGGGTCGTGGTGAGATTCTTGAGCCGCGTCTCCTGCGCGGACGCTTCTTTGGAGGGGTCCACATGCTCGAAGCCGTCCCAGAACCATTGGTGGGGCGGGATCGCCCGGAGCAGGTCGAGGTTGCGGACGAGCACCGCGTACTCGCGCAGCCACGCCACGAGCACGCGGTCCAGGACGCGCGAGGCCGTGAACGCCTGATCTACGCGGATGGACTTGAAATAGGTCTGGTGGTCGAGGCGGCCGGAGGCATAGTTGTAGCCCGAGGAATTACCAGCCGCGATGTTGAACGGCATGTTCAGGCACCGGGCGATCTCGTTCAAAATCTCCTTCTTGAACTCGGCATAGGTCGTGGCCGGTTGCATCGGCTCGACTTGGCTCATCTTCCAGCCGCCTGGCATGGTCAGGAGCATGTTGCGCTCGAGTTCGATCAGGTCCATCGGCTCGACTGAATCCGCCTCGCCGTTGGCCGGGGCGTCGGTGTAGAGGATGCCCGCGAAGTCGGCCGCCGCCTCCGCCGCTGAGAGCACGGCCAGCGTGAAGCGCCGGAGCTGGGCGAAGAGCGGCAGCGCGGGCGTGATCTCGGGGATGCCCCGGTGCTGGCCCGGCCGGTCTTGCCGGAAAACGTGGATCATCGACGGTGCCGGTACGGTGGTGAAGTCGTCGAAGATCACCCGGTTCGGCCCGCCGGGATGGTCCTTCATCACGCGGTAGGCGATGGGGTTGCCGAAGTCGTCCAGAACAACGCCGTCGACCTCGTGGTCGTCCGGGATGTGACGCCACGGGCTGGCGATCTGGTCGGCTTCGATGAGCAGGAGGTCGATCTGGACCGGGTGCTCCACGAAGGGGTTGAAGGCGAGAACGCCGAACGCCTCGCCGTCCTGGGATCGCGCCATCCGCATGGTGCGGAGCTTGTCGGCCAGTCCCACGGCCTGCGACCAGAGATGGAACTGGCTCTCGACGGTGCGGTTCAGGATCCGATCGTCGGACAGCATCTGCAACCGGGGACCGGTGCCAACCGTGTCGTTGGCCAGCGTGAGGACGATGCCCCGGGCGTAGGAGTTGTTCGCCACCTCGTACCGGGCGCGGTTGCGCAGCGTGCGTCGCACTTCAGGGCTGGCCGCTGCGTCAGGGGAGAGGGAATCGGCCCGCGCCCAGTGGCGGCGGTTGTTGTCGGTCGTTTCAGCCGAGTCGAATCCGGCCCGAACGCGCCGTCGCGCCCAGGCGCGAACGTCGGCGCGCCGGAAGACGGGTTTCTGGAACCCGCCCAGGCGGATCGGCGTCTTCGGCTTGGATTCTGCGGTCTGGATCATCAGGCGCTCCCCGACGGCACGAGTTTCGACATGCGGATGCCCATCCCCTTGGACTGGGCAGCCTTCTTGGAGGCGAGATACTTGTCGGCCGCGATCTGGTCGGTAAGCGAGTGCTGTTCGAAGCTGCCGGAATCGCCGCTGGCCCGCTTGGGACCCTTGGCGTTTTCCTCAATGGTCTTGTCGATCTCGTCCGCCATGTACCACTCTCCAGTAGCTGCCGGATGCAGTCCGCCCGCCGAGCGGGACCGGATGGCCGGTATCACCTACTGCGATACTTACCCGGCGGAATGACGAGATGACGGACGGGGAAGAAGATTCCGGCGGCGGGTTCTACGGGTAGAACATGCGCACGCGAAAAACGCGCCAGCGCCGAGAACAACAAGCCGGAAATGGCAATGGACAGGAAAAATGCGCCCGCCGCAGCTACGAAACGGGCGGCAAGTGCGCTTCAGCTATCGATGGACAGGAGCGTATCGATCTTCGGGCGCAGTTCGCCGATGACCGTCGCATAGGAAGGCAAGTCGGGCACCAGCGGACCGAGCCATTGCTCCCACGTCTTCTCGACGTAGGCGAGCATCGTCGGCTGGAAGAAGTCATCCGCGCCACGGAACGAAACGTTCCGCACGGCGCATTTCTCCCGCAGGAACTGCGCAAAGCCTGTCAGCGTCAGATGGTCTCCGTAAGCATTGAAGATGCGCCACAGGTCGTAGTAGTCGCGCGCCCGTGAGCGACTCCATCCGCGCTCCTCAAGCTTCTCGACGTGCTGGAGTATGGCGCGGAGTTTCTCGGCCATGATCTCCTCCAACGAATAGGACTGCACCTTGGCGTCAAACGGCTCCCCGTATCCGTGAATGACCGTTCGCCACGGCGCAGACCTGAGAACCCTCTCGTCCACCGAGATCTCGATCATGACGCGAGTGTGCGGGTCCCTGTGCCATGGGAACTTGGCATGGATGGAGAACGCCTCCTGCCCGCCTGGATGAGGGTCCTTCTCGGTATAGCGTTCGCAGGTGATTTCGACCGGCGCGTACTCGTCGAGCAACTGCGCAGCGATGCGGCATGACTCCTTCACGGCATCTTCCATCGCCTGGCCGCGTGGCACATCGCTGACACCAGAAAAGTCCAGGTCTTCCGAAAAGCGGTAGTCGCCAAACCAACACTTCTTGAGGGCGGTGCCGCCTTTGAAAATCAAGCTGTTGCGTAATGTTTCGACCCGGCTGACGCCTGCCAGAACCCACGAGAGAAGATAATCCCGCTCGATCACCTCCCACGGAACGCCGAGTGTTCTTCTTGCCTCCTGCAATCGCGTGCGAAGTGGCTTCATGACTGCACCTTTCCTGGAAGGTTCTCCTGGATCATCCAGTGGTTGTTGCAGGGGCCCTTGCGCGGCCCGGTTGGATCGAGGGTCCGATAGCCCTTGATCGGCACCTTCGCGAGAGATTCAAGACGATCCGGTCCGACGCCTTGGTGTTCGAGCACCCATCCCAGTCGCTTTGCCGTGGCCGCGTCGAGTCTGAGCGCATATTCGACGATCCGATCCAAGTTCAAACGGTCTCCTCGAACCTCGAAGGCATGTAGCACCTCGGCAAAGTCACCGCAGTACTGCGGCATCATCAACCCATCAAGCAGAGTCCGCTCGGGATCGGTGATGGTCACGCGTGCCTCGCCCACCCAGACCTTCTCCGTTCCGAAGAACCGCTCGGGCTTGACCCGAATGAACTGGTAGATTGTATCCCCGACTTGGATGCCGCTTCCTTCGTGTCGTTCCTTGTTCCTCGACTGAGGAACCGGCTTGTCAGCGGCCACGAGGATAAAGACCCTGCGAGGCGTCTGCTCTGTCATGCCGTGGTGATGCATTGCAGACCAATGACTGATGGCCCCATGGGGGACGAGTGCCATCGCAATCTCAAACTCGTGCGCACTGGTCACGCCGGGCGTTGCCGGCGAGAGGGCATAGAGGCCCTTGCGGAGACGAACCAGCCATCCCGACTTCGTGAGGTGATGGAGCGCCTGACGAAGATAGCCGTCAGATAATCCTACCGAGGCCGAGAGTTCCCGCGCCCGATCCATGGTGAAGATGCGATCTCCCTCGCTAGCTAGTGACCTGATCAACCGCAGGGCGGGCACTGCTGGCGTTTGATGATTTGCTGTCATAGTTCGATTCCCTCGAACAAAGTACGATCTCCTGCTATTGGATTTCGGTTAGAAACAATACTGCGGTTGTTCGATATAGTCAAATAATCTCAACACCTTCTCTAAAGCGCCGGTGCCCGCCCAACTGCCGCCTCATACGTCGTCACCCGGCGCTCGCAGTTCCGGCATTCCCGGCGGCGAAGGATACGTCCGCCGATGGACCGTCGGGTGTAGAGGACGCGGAAGTGCCTGCACCCGCAGGACGGGCACTCGATCCCGCGCTTCTCCTGCGCGAGATGCACCCGCGTCACAGTAACCGGATTGGACGTTCCATCCGTCATCGCCGTCTGCCTTTCTGCATCGACGACAGTTTCATCGGACCTGCCTTGAGTGGTGCCTTCGCGTCTGTTCCAGGTAGGATCGCGCCCTGGATGGACGCGGCTACGGCGCACCCGACGATGCCGTCGAGCCAGTGGTTGTCCTGCGCCTCTGGCCGCATCCGCCACTCGTCCACCACGCGCCCGCGCCCCTCGGTCTTCACGCGGTACTCGGCCGTGAGATGCTCGGACAGGAGCCGGTGCGCCTCGGCATCCCGGCCGAAGAGCGAGAGACATCCCCGGTCGCCCATGGGGACAGCGAGCCGCGCGTGGACGAAGCTCTTCCAGAAGTTCGAGTCGAAGATCGCGTGCCGGACGGCCCGCTTGCCCTGGACGTTCGGGATGCGCCAGTTCAGGCCGACGCGGTCGCCGCGCCTGCGCTTGTACTCGGCAAACGGCATGCTGGCAGCGCCCACGAACCGGCCGTGACTGGGGAGCAGGACCGTCGCGTGCGGGCTCTGGCGGCAGAACTGGTAGACCACGTCCGTGGACGTTCCCCAGTTGGCGTCGACGAGACACCGGTCCACCCGCATCATCGCCCCGTCGTCCCGCCGCCACTCGCGGTTCAGGTAGTCGCCGGTCAGGTTCTCCAGCCCGGCGTAGATCGCACCTTCGAGTCCGGTGCCTTTGGCCGCGAGTTGCAGCGTCCGCTGCGCGTCCCGGAGCGTGAAGTACGCCCGCCGCTGGTCCGGGTAAGCGCCATAGTCAACCATGTACCCGGTGAAATCCTCCTCGAACGCGGCGACGACCCAGAAGAGGAGCTTACCCTGGACGTCGATGAACATCGTGAGATGCGTGACGCCAACCGGGATCTCGCCGCGCTTCATGCCGTTGAGTTTCCCGGCGATCTGGTCTGCCGTGAGCAGTCCCTCGTCCTCGACGCCCTTCTCCGGGAGCGGTTCGTTCTGGTACTCGGCAAAGAACGCGGCCTCGTCCTGGAGCTTCAGATTCATGGCGTGCTGGATCGCCGACGCCTCGTCGTGGTTGAACCGCTCCGGCCACGCGATCTCTGCGCCCTCGTCGAGCGCGGCCCGATTCGCCTCGTAGAACGCCGTCGCCTCGCGCTGGTCGCCATGCACGCGCAGGGATTCGGCCCGCACCTCGGCATACTTGGCCCAGAGTTTCTCGTTGGTGGGGAAGCGGTAGACCATCTTTGTGCGCTCGCCGTTCCATTCCGGGTGCTTTTCGCGGTCGAGGACGCTGTCGGCCATGTCGCCGGGGCGGATGACTGTGCACGGCATGATGCCGGAGATCTTCTTGCCGGGACCGGCCAGACCCAGGACCGCGCCCGCGAGGATGCGTTCCCGCGTGGCGCACTGAGAAAGCGACCGCGCCGACTCGTCGGTCTGCGGGTCATCCAGCACCACGAGCGTAGGCCGGACCGTCTGGCCGTCGGCGCGCTTGTACTTCATGCCCCGGATGCGTCCGGTAATCCCCGCGACCTTAATGATCGCGGCACTCGCCTTCGAGCCAGGCATGCTCGGCAACACGATCTCGTTGGCGGTCCAGCCGATGTGCGTCCGCTCGCCTTTGAAGAGCTGACCGGAGCACCGGTTGGCGATGCCGTCCAGGCACCGGATCGGATAGACGACCTCGGGGAAGTCGGCTTCCAGTAGGTCATTGCCGTCCAACTCCATCTTGATCGAGTCGAGCATCTCGACCGCGTGGACTTCCGACGCGCCGATCAGGCAGACGAACTCCCGGTGGCCGTAGAGGACGGACCATAGACAGGCGCATTCCGCGATGCTGGTCTTTCCGCTCCCGCGCGGCATGGCCAGCGCGAAGAGCCCGCCGTGAAGAACCGCCTGCTCGATCCGGGCAATGACCTTCAGGTGGTCCGGCGACCACGGCAGATGGAACGTCCTGGGGAAGTACGCCTCGCAGAAGAACCGGAAGTCCGACGCGGCCCGGCTCTTGCGCTCCGGGTCCACGACGGCGGGAAGTTCTCCTATGTCGCGTCCCGCTTCCGACAGAGCCCGATTCCGAGCAGCGGCACGCTCCTTGAGCGCTTCGTATCCGGCGGTCGGGTCCACGGTTTTCCTGGGCGCGGCCCGCTGCTCCACGAGCCATGCCACGTATCGGAACAGGTCCACGCGGCGGCCATCGCCAATGCGGAATCCAGCCCGCATGCGGTGACGGTACAGCTGTCGTTCATCGATGACCGTCCCGAGCGGCGTAGAGTTCAGCAGCCGTGCAAGGTCGACTGGCTTAAGGTTCCGGGGATCAATCGCCATTGGATGCAACCTCCTTCACCAGCCACGCCGCGTAGTGCACGAGGTTCATGCTCCCGTCGGGGTTGGTGGGTGCACCCGCTTCGACATGCCGCCGGATCGCGTCCACGGTGACGGTCTTCCCGGCGCTCTTGGAGAGGAGTTTCGCCAGATCGGACGGCGGCAGGGCCGTCACTTTCATGCCCGGTTGGGGTATAGAGACATTATCGGGCATGGTCGTACCCCCCATGCACATTCTGTGCCTGAATGGCCGGATTCCCGCGCCCTGGCGGCGGGAAAATAGATGCAGAAATCTGCCCTGAAGCCCTTGGCTTCCCGCGCCGTAAATGGCTCACATGAAGGCGCTTGCACGGAATAGGCCGCGCGGCGTATGCGAAAGGAAGACGACGATGACGACACGGAAACAGATTGAGGCCGAACGGATCAAACGCCAACTCAAGCAGACCGCCGCCGAGCGGTACGCCGACCAGCGCAAGGACATCGCGGTCCTGGTGGACTGCATCCAGATGGAACTCGACGAGCACGCGAAGCGCGCTGCCGAGAAACCGACCGACTGGGGCTACGTCGGGGACATGGGCCGCATCCGGGAATCGATGCGCGACATCCTTCAGACGCTCCTGATCGGACGGCACGGCTGGAGCGAAACGGAGGCGGCGCGGTTCGTGACCGACCACCTGGAGGCGATGCGCGAGGACCGCAGCCGCTAACCCGAAAGGACCACGACGATGCGCACCACGCACAACACCGTAACCCACGAATGGCTGATCGCACGCGGCCGTGACGGCGTCCGCCGGATCGAGAAGCTGGGATGGCCCCGCCTCGCCCGCATCTACCGCGCGAACCGCCCGAACAGCCCGGTCCGCCGGGCGATCAACGCCGAGTGCCGCCGCCTCGGATACACACCGCGCGTGATCCTGGGCATCAACGGTTGAACACGAGAAAGGAAGGACACCATGAACGAACAGACCATGCAGACCACGCTGAACGCCCTGATCGCCGAGGCAATGCTGACACTCGACCTTGGCGAAGACCTCTGCGAGGTGCCCGAGGAGATCGCCAACGTCGAGTCGGTGATGACCTTCGAGGAGGCCGGAATCCTGACCCGGAACAAGGGTCTCGTCATCCGCATGAAGGACCGCCGCGAGTTCCAGATCACCATCGTCCAGAGCAAGTAAGAACAACCCGCCCGACGCGACGCTGGGCACAACCGAGAGGAGACGACCATGACCGACAACGAGGCACGACACACCCCAGGGCCGTGGAAAGCCGTTGAGGCTGCCTACAACCCTCCGGGCTGGCTCTGGGTGCAGAACGGACCGGGCGCACTGCTCGCCAACGTTCATCAGAACGTCAACATCCCGCTGGACGTGAGAAACGCGAATGCCTGCCTGATGGCCGCCGCGCCCGACCTGCTGGAGGCGTGCAAGGCCATCCTGGCGGTTCACCCCCTGCCACACGGCATGAACGAACGGCGCGGCACTATGGCGATGGTCGAGGCGGCCGTCGCCAAGGCGATGGGTAACGACTGAGAACGAACTTGGCCGCGGCATGGTGCCGCCGGCCGCAACAAGAGGAGAGACGCGATGAAGAAGGCAGGAACGAAGAACACGGGCAAGCAGGAGAGGGTCATGAAGGAGTCCAAGCCGAAGAACGGGAAGCCGAAGGTCGCAGGGCGCGAGCTGCCGAGCGAGCGGATGGGCGTGCCGCCCACGACGCCGGACGTGGACGTGAAGGTCGCCGCCGCCGAGGCCGAAGGCAAGACGCAGTCCGCCGCGCCCGCCACCGAGGCCAAGACGCGGAAGAAGACGGTGCGCGAGGACGGGACGATTTCCGGCCTCGATGCCGCCGCGAAGGTGCTCGCGGACGCGGGCGAGCCGCTCAACTGCAAGACCATCGTCGAGCGGGCCATCGAGAAGGGCTACTGGAAGAGCGGCGGCAAGACGCCGTCCTCGACGGTATACGCCGCGATCCTCCGGGAAATCCAGAAGAAGGGCGACGCGTCGCGGTTCGAGAAGGCCGAGCGCGGCATGTTCAAGATCAAGGCGTAGCATCTGAAGATCCTCCCTGCCTGCGCCGAGGCTTCGGCAGGCAAGCGATCCGGCCAGCCCCAGCACGGGAAACCGCGTCTGGGGTCTGGTCGTTCATGGGCTCGACGAGCACCAGGGGCTTCTCCATCTCCCGCGCCAGGGCGATCTCCGCCTGTACGCCGCGCGACTCCTGCCAGCCTTCCAGCGTCAAGACCCACACCTCCGAGCAGATCTCGATGAACGGCCTGTCGAACCGATGCCAGAACGCCCAGTCGAGCGGGAGGTCGTGCGCCGCGATGGCGTGCGAGTGCGCGATGGGCGAGAACACAGGAATCCCGCACCGGAGCATCTCGGCCGCCTGACGGCATACGGCATTGAACCGCGTCTCGCGCACCACCGGACATGGATGGCTGTAGGGGCTGGCGAGGTAGATCATGCCACGACGTCCTCTTGTGTCGACAGGGGGCAC